TTCAAATATGAAATGAATCGTTTGGTAAAAGAGATTATTCATGATTTATCGTAATGACGGAAAACCGTATGCTGTGACTGGCTCCCGTCAACAATTTGATGACGGGCTGCCAGAGCACGAATTATTTAATACATGGGATGAAGAAGCTATCAGGATAGGTGGGTCTCCACTTTTCTATTATGAATTATTTATTGATACAAACAACATAGATCCAATCTATCTTGAGACTAGAGCAAAAATTTATAGTCCGAATCCGATACAACTGTATGGTTATTACGAACCAGTAGCCAGTCAGAACATGCAAACTGCTTTTGGCATCGATTCTCCTGATGAGATGATTTTTGAATTAAATTATCGATCAGTGTTGCGAGATGTTGGTCATGTTCCAAAAATCGGTTCAAGAATTTTTTCTCCATTTTTAAAGGAGAACTGGGTAATTATAGAAAGAAAGACGGCTGAATTTAAGATGTATCAGGTTTTGCATTTGCAACTAATATGTCAAAGATTCCAAGACGATGATGTTAGTGGAACATCTGTCAATAAAGCGCCGGATGTTGACTACAAGATTGTTTGAAAGGGGTTACTACTATGAAAAACTTTTATGAATTTTATCAGATGCTAAAGGCCAAGACACTACTTGAACAGGACATGGCAGATCCCATGGCTGCTGCTGCTGGCGCTGCTCCACCCCCCGCTCAAGGAGGTGCTGCACCTGCTGTTCCTCCTCCTCCAGCGCCCGCTACAGATGCTATGCCAAATGTTCCAGAAGCTGGCTCTGAAGAAGATATGTCTAACGCTTCTCCTTCTGAGGGTGAGCTCGACACTACAGATATAAAATCTTCACTAGAGGCCCTTGAGGGCATGATTGATAATTTCAAATCTCAGGACGAAGAAAAAGGTACTCAGTACGAAACATTAGTAACTCAACTTAAGTCCTTGGTTGCAAGTCTTACCGGCGAAGAAGAAGAAAAGGAAGAAGGAGAAGAATCCGAAGCCCCTCCTGAAGGCGCTGAAGGAATGTCTCCTATACCTTCTGGTACTGGCATGGAATCTCCTGAAGCTGCTGCTGATGTTGGTATGGCTGCTCCTCAAGCTGCTCCCGGCGCTGGCACAATGCAGGGTGGTGAGGCCATGGCAAATGCCGCTCCTGCTGCACCTATGGCTTAGTATAATTTGTGATTATGAGTTCCTTGCCAACCTTTTTGCGGACAAGGGACTCGTTTTCATCCATGTAAACATGATTTTTAATTGATTTGGCGCTGGATGTACCTCCGTATGTCCAGCTTTCTTCATAAATATTGAATCCAATTTTTTCAAATAAATCTCGAATTTCAGGCGTATCGTCATAACTTATACAAATCTTGTGTGGGCTTTTTTTACAAGTATCTGCAAATCTTTGATGATCCTCAACAGTAAAATTATTGTCATATAACTTAAGTTTTTCGGGCAACAAGCTATTAACGTAATAAGGGGGGTCACAATAAACCAAACAATTATTTTCTGATGGTGTTAATAAAATTTCTTCATATGATGCATTTGTTATTTTGACATTTTTCATATGTTCTGCAGCTTGTTCCATAATTGGTTTTGCAGTTATGTTCCAACCAGAAGGCTTTGAGTAGTACATTTGACATTTAACACCGTATCGAACTCTGCCTCCCCATACTGTTCTATTTACAAAGAAATATCTTAAAGCCTGATCACAATTTTCATTCTCGCTGAAATGCTCAAACCATTTTTTAAGTCTGGCGTTATAAATTTCCTTACCTCCGGGTTTGGTCGATGCAAGAGGTTCTCCCTTTTTTTCTGGTTCTATCGCACGGCAATTATGAATAAAATCTTCTGGTCTGTCACGAAGCGCTAAATACACTTGAATAAGATTTTTGTCTAAATCATTTATCCATCTGTTTTCAATAGGATTGAATGCAAAAAATATACCTCCTCCTCCAACAAAAGATTCTCTATATTCTGTTATATCTTTGGGGAAAAAATTAAGTATTTTATTTTGCACGGCTGGTTTACTTTTACCGCCGGGATATCTGAAAATGCTTTTCATGTTAATAAATAAGAAAACTGGGAATAATTTATGCAACCAATCGGACCAAATCCAAATAGTTATCAAAAATCCTTAAATGATTTTGCAGAAAAATCTTTTCTTGGAAGATCCGAAAATATCGACCCGCCTCCGGGTTTTACGCAGCAACCTCCGGACAACCAAAATAATATTGGTTTGGGGGTTCCTTCCGATTGGACTGAAGACATTTTTACACAGAAGATCGGGTTGGGATCTGAGAATCTTTGCGATCCTATGCAGACAGGTGCGATTGTAAATGATCTTGAGACACCCAATCGAAACACAATTTACAGATATTCCAAATCGATTAGAGCTTGCGATGAAGCAGTTATGGATTTGTTCCGTAATCTCGTAATCATAGATGAAGATGGCAAAGCACATCCTGTTCCTATTATTTGGGGAACTCAGGAGAGAGCAGTTGCAGCTGTCGTACAGGAAAACGTTCGCAAAGATGAAACACTAGTTGTTGATAGAATTAAGTTGCCTATGCTTGCTATAAGCAGCACTGGATTTTCTATGAACATGGGAAGATACACGTATCATCAAGCAATAAATTTTTTAACAAACAGTGAAGGCAAACCTCAGTTTACTACAAGCGAGAAATATGAAAGAGATACTGTATTTGGTGTGGCAAGAGGTATTCCTCTTGATATAGAATATACATTATATGCATGGACTTTGCAATTAGAAGATATGAATCAAATATTGGAGCAAATATTAACTAAATTTAGTCCGATAGCATACATAAAAGTTAGAGGGGTTCTTTGGGAAGTGTCGGTCAAATTGGATTCAATAGCCAACAACTTGAACGTGGAACCGGGTGATGCGGCTTTAAGGGTCATAAAATTTCAGTTTGGAATAAAAGCTGAAACATATGTTGCCCAGCCCATCAGAAGAGAAAAAGCTGTTCTAAAGACAAGAGTTGATATTGTCAATTCTTTGGACCAAGAGCAGATAAGTGAAATCATGAAGCGACTAGAAGAATCGGTGGAGGAATTGAAATGATTGAAATAAGAAACTTAAAAAAACATCCAGTACAACTGGTTATTCGATCAAGATTATCACCAAGAAGCTTCACCGTTCTAAACATTCCCGGCATAGGAAATGGAAAAAATATTTTTAATTTAGAAGAAGAGAGATCAACTGAATATATAGATAGAGCACGAAAGGCTGGTCTTATATCAACCAGATATTTAGCAAACAGTCACGGTAGAGGAGAAAAACATGGCAATACTTAAGGGTTTCCCGCCCAGCAATACAATCAGTCCTTCTGTAAGAATTACAGAAAAAGACTTAAGCTTTGTGACTAGCACACCAAGCTTGAACCGTATTGGTCTGGTTGGATTTGCATCCAAGGGTCCAATTAATACACCAACAACTATTACAACTTTGGCCGAACTTACCACAGTATTCGGCAATCCACATCCCGACACTGGTGATCCTTACCTAATATATGCCGCTCAGTTGGCTTTGCAGGTAAGCAACGAAGTGACGATTGTGCGTGTTGCTGAAACCAGCCTTGTAAGCCCCGATTATGCCAAGACTGCTAGCGTAGAAGTTCTACCTGCTGGTGCTGTAATTAGTGTTGCCTCTTCGACTGCTGGTCCTATCAGTTTCAGTGATGACAAGTTCTTCCGCTGGAAGCTCAATGGTGTTCTTGCAAGCAAGACACTTGTTGTTCTCGCTGATGCAAGTCGTCCCAGCCCAGATACTGGCAATCCTTATACGATTGCAGATCTAGTCGATGAACTAAACGCACAATTAGTTCCTTCAATCGATGGTATCGAATTTGTTGTAAACGATCCTGATGGTACTCCTACTTTGGGAGTAGAAACAACTTGGGCTTACGGCACCACCGCAAGCCTTGAGTTTGTAAGTGTGCAAGACATGATGGTTGGCGGGGCTAGCAACTTAGTTGGCCTTGGCGACAACATGACCGCTGCAATAATCACTGGCAACAAGACTCATTACCCTGTTGATGCATCACACACCACGCCTAACGTTTGGGATTTTAGTGGTCTTGCTAGCCTAGAACTTCAGGTTGTAGTTGATGGTACTGACAATGTCAATGTTGATAATGTTGCTCAGGTAGTTGACCTAAGCTCACTAATCACAGCAGGTGTCAGGACTACCGCTCAGGTGGTAACTGCTATCAACTCATACATTACCTTGAATCTTCCCGGTGGTTTTGAGGCTTACACAAGTGGTGGATACAATATTCTGCTACGCACCCTAACCTTTGGTAGAGATGCCAAAATAAGCGTCAAAGCCGCAAGCACCGCAGACACAATTCTTGGTCTCGACAACAATCTTCACAGTGGTTCAAGTCCTTCTGCCGTATCGACTGATGTTGGATCAGAATTGGCTGGCATCATAACCGGTCCTGCATATGCTGGCTCCGACCCGACATTTACTGTCAATGCTGATTCTCCCGGAATCGATGGCAACGACACACAGATATTGATTACGAATGAGGATGGCGGGATATTTAACATCCAAGTATTCTCTAATGGCAATCCCGTTGAAGCTTGGGGTAATCTGACTAAAGATCAGACATCTCGCTTCTATGTTGGAACATACCTTGATCTTGTGAGTGATTACATCAAGATTACGGACAACACTGCCATTTCTGCTCCACCTGCCGACACGGCATCAACTGGTTTAGCTTTGAGCGGTGGTACCGATGGTATTCCAACCGATCCCGATGATCAGGATTCACTCCTCATCGGAAGTCCAGTTGCTTTCACCGGACTTTATGCGTTCTCTGAGCCTGAGCAAATCGACATCGACTTGCTAGCTGTGCCCGGACACTCTTCTACTTCAGTTGTGGTTGCTACATTGAATGTATGCCAAAACTACAGACAAGATTGCTTGGGAATTATTGATCCTCCTTTTGGACTAACTCCCCAAGAAATCGTTGACTGGCAAAATGGTGTGCATCCTCTTAACACAACTCAGTTTGATTCTGACTTTGGCGCACTTTACTGGCCTTGGGTAAAGATTCGTGACACCTACAACAATCTCGACGTTTGGGTGCCACCAAGCGGCGCTGTTCTTGCTACTATTGCAAGATCCGACAGCTTGGCATTCCCATGGTTTGCTCCTGCTGGCACCACAAGAGGCGTTGTTCCCGGAATTACAGACGTTTATACTCAGCCTACTCTAACTGAGAAGGATTTGATGTATGGAAATCGCAATGCGATCAATCCTATCGTTACCTACCCTGATATCGCAGGATTCGTAATTTGGGGCCAGAAGACCCTGCAACGCAGACCAACTGCACTTGACAGAGTCAATGTCCGCAGGCTTATGTTCTATCTTGAAAAGAACATCAGAGCCCAATCAAGAAACCTTTTGTTCGAGCCTCACACTGCTGCTCTAAGAGCAAGATTTGTGGATCTCGCAAATGGTGTTCTGCAGAATGTGAAAACCAATCAGGGCGTGTATGATTACGTCATCAAGTGTGATGAAGAACTTAATACAGCTGACGTGATTGATAGAAATGAAATGAGAGCCAGAATTGGTGTACAGCCAGTAAAAGCAGCAGAATTCATTTACATTGAGTTCTCACTACACCGTACTGGTTCATTTACTGAAAATACTGAGGTTGTTGTTTAATTAATAGGAGAAGACTATGGCCTATAATATGGGTATTGGCAAGATTGCCGAGAGAAATGTTACCTTCAAGAGGAAGTTTAGATGGGTTTTCAGGGTTGAGAATATTAATGGCAACCCTGCCCAATTTATTCCCGAGCACTATGTTAAGAATACCGCAAGGCCTAACATAGAATTTGGTGAAACAATGGTTCACCACCTACATGGTCAGATGGCTATGCCTAACAAGGCTACCTTCAATGACATTACGCTTGTCTACTTTGACATTGTTGACAATGACGATTCCATGTTGCAGCTTTACAACTGGATTGGTGGTGTGTACGACTTCTTGTCACCTACTGGCACTGCTTTGAATCCTCGCATGTCAGCAAATGCAACTGGCCCCGGTGGCTATACCGCTACTGGCAAACTAGGCATGCTAGATGGTTGCGGTCAGGGTCTTGAGCAATTTACTTTGTTCATGTGCTGGCCTAAGACTGTTGACTTTGGCGAGCTCAATTATGAAACTCAGGATGCAAGTGAAATCACTTTGACCTTAAAGTATCAGTTTGCCAAGCGTGTTAACCTTGCAGGCAATCAGTCCACCTTTACCTGTGCCGCTGGCAGAGGAACAAGTGGCGGTGCTGGCTTCACATACAACTTCCCATGGTCGCCAGCTGGCAGCATTGGTGGCATTACTTGATTATTTTTCTATAACAACAATCTCAAAAAAGGCGCTGGTCTTCCAGCGTCTTTTTTTGTACTCAGGATTGTAAATATAATATCAAAAGGAAAATCTATGGCCAACATGGGCATACAGTGGGCATTCAACGCTGTATTCAAAAGAAAATTCAGATATGTATTTAGTATACCCGGTGTCGTTGATGACGGCATAGGAGCATTGCCTCCTCAATCTGCTGCTCGTCCTAGTATTCGATTTGAAGAAATAAGTTTGCCACACCTCACAGAAACAATATATTTTCCAAGTCGTCCTAGCTACGAACCTATGCAAATGTCTCTTTATGATGTAAAAGCCTCTAGTCCTGTGTGGGATTGGATTTTACAACTTTATAATCCGAGTCAGGGCGGCTATCAGACTTCAGACATCATAGGCGGCCTTGATTATATAAGATACAAAAAAACTTGTGTTTTGCAGATGCTTGATGGTTGCGGCAACCCAATAGAAGCATGGACATATGAGAATGCATGGTGCACAAATGCCAACTTTGGCAATCTCTCAAATGAAGACTACAACGTTTGCAACGTAGACATATCAGTACGATATGATAGGGCTTACAGAATATTTTAATCTAAGAATTGATCTGCTTTTATTGCATCTCTACATTTAGCTAGAAAATCTTCTAGCTCTTTTGGTTTCATTCCCAGAATTCTACAAGCGCCACTTTTATTCAAACGGCCTTTTTTAGTATATACTTTGCTTTCATTTAGCAACAAAGCTTCAATTTTTTCACCAAAACCACTGTTTTCAAGAATTTGTAGAATTTCTTGCTTTTCAATAACTTCTAAAAAACCTTTTTTCATATAATGCCGACAGCGTCATAAAGCAGTCGTCTCCTTTTAATTCACTCACAGTATTATATTCTTAAAATTTTATAGAAACTATCTTCTGTCCTGATATCTGTCAAAATTCTTACTATTTATTTTATCTTTTCGTCTTGCGTTTGTATCTAATCCTAATTTAATTTGAATTAAATCATTATATCTTTTCTTGAGTTCTTGGTAATTTCTTGCAGATCTCCACAATTGCCTAAAATGATTTAGGATGCATGTCGTTAAATAGTTGAAAGCTTTTCCCTTTCTAGGATCAAATTTTTCTGCTCTTTCGAAACAAATTAGCACTCCTTCTTGTATAGCATCGTCTTCGTCTATATGACTGAACTTTGCATACCTTACTATATTTTGTGACAAAGTATAAAAGGCTGACGCTAAAACTTTTTGTGCATCGCTAAATGCAGAATTAGCTTCAGCAATTTCTTGATTTTCTATAATCAATGGATTTCTTAACGACTTGGAGTTTTGTCTTTGGTAGACAACATCTTCTTCGAGCATTTGTAGTCTTTTTTTGTATCTTTGAGCTTGTTGATACTTAATTATAATGATTTCAAAAGATTTGTTGTTTAGATATTCTGTAGACATTTTTCTCCTTGGATTAATATAAATGAAGAAGATAATTGAAATTTTTTATGAATACCTTTTAAATCCCCATAAAAAACATATCTTATATCATATTATATCCCTTTCAGAAAAAAGTCAAGTATTAACCGATAAGTTTCACATTTTTAAATTAATTGCAGAGGACAAATCTGATGATAGCACTTCTAGTAACTGACGTGTTACAAAAATCAGAATTAGACCGGTTTTTAATTTATTCTGATAAAATATTTACTGATAACTCTGACATTAATTACCTTGATAAAAACCTTCTTTATGAGGCAAATTCACTTGAAAATATTTTGAAAAAAAACAATATAAGCTCAGTAATCTTGTTAAAAAAATCAGAAAAGATAAAACTTTTAAATTTAGAAAATGTAGAAACAAAATGTAATTTGGTTTGTCTTACAGATAAAAATTGGATAATAAAAGTACCAAGATTTTTTTCAAACAATTGCAACAAAAAATCTGATTCTTGCCAGAATATAATTTTAACTCAGGAAAACAAAATTGAATTGCCCATTCTAGATGATGAATTAGAACATTTAAAAACATTGTATCGAGACAAAAAATACCAAAATTTTGTTGTTGAAAGTGAAAAGTGGATATTTCATAATCTAGGAAAAAACGATATACAAGTAATGTTAA